GCCGAATACGACATCACCCTGCGCTACGTCGCGGCTGAGATGGAGATGGCAGATGCGTGATCACAACCGCGAAATCTCCGAAATCCGCACCGGCACCATGATCGAGATCATATCGACCATCGTGTTTCTCGGTGGCTGGGGTGCGGCGCTGATCATTCTGGCGACACCGCTATGAGCCAGATGATCGCAAACGTCGTGTTCGCGTGGCTGGCGGTCAACGCCGCGATCTTCGTGGCGCTCGATCGGGCGCAGGTCGATGCATTGTGCCAGCGGACCGTCGAACGGTTTCGCCGCGCGATAGGTGAGCAGTGAGTCCGGACCTGATCCCCTACGCCGGCGCCAGAGCCGGATTCACGCGGCTGGAGATCGCCACGGCGCGCCAGATGCGGGCCGACGGCTTCACATGGAACGGGATCGGCTGGGCGTTGGGCAGGCAATCCAGCGCGGGCATCAGGCGCAGGCTCGATCCCGCGTTTCGCGAACAGTCGAATGCGTATCAGGCGCGATGGCAGCGGCAGAGGAGAGCGGCATAATGCCCGATTCGACGAAAGCAACGATCTCGGCAACGGAAATGTCCGGCCTGCTCGGCGTCTCTCCCTACGTCACGCGCTGGATGCTGTTTCAGCGCTTCGCCAAAGGGATCGAGGCGCCGGGCCCAGAGCACAACCGGCTCGACTGGGGCACGAAGATGGAGCCGCTGTTGCTCGAACAGTCGGCCGCCGATCTGCGGCTTGAAGTCACCACCAACCGGCAGGCCGATGGCTCACAGGTCTATGTGCGCCGCAACCTGCTCGGCTGCTCGCGCGATGCCGACATTTACGATCCGCAGCGCGGCCCTGGTGCGCTCGAAACCAAATGCTGCTTTGACTACAAAATTCTGATGCAGGAATGGGACGGCGGCAAGACCCCACCGCGCCAGCATGAGATTCAGCTGCAGCAGCAGATGTACGTGGGCGACGGCACCAAGCCGTTCGAGTGGGGTGTGATCGCGCTGTGGTGCGGCGGCGACATGACCTATTTCCAGCGCAAGCCGATGCCGGATTTGTGGGCGAAGTTCGAGGAAGAGGCCGCGCGGTTTTTCGATGATGTAAAGGCCGGCCGCGAGCCAGAACCGTTTGGCTCCCCGATCGAGGTGCCGCTGCTCAAGCAACTGTTCGACAAGCCCACCGGCGAAATCATCAATGCGGTGGAAAAATTCGGCGAGGTCGAGGCCACAAAGTTGGCGCAGCGGGTCGTTGATGCTGAGTATCAGCGCGTACAGCGGCTCGCTGCCGAGAAGGTCGAGGAGGAAACCAAGGCAACCCTCCTCGGCCTTCTCAAGGATGCAGACGAGATCGAACTGCCGCAGGGCATCCGCGTCACCCGCAAGGTGGGCAGCAGCAACTACAAGGCCCAGCCCGCAAGGACTGTGACCACGATCTCGGTCAAGTCGCATATCCCGCAGCAAATCGATGGAGCATTCGGTGGCATCTAACGAACTCGCAATTTTCGAACGAGCCTTCCAGCCTCTCGCTCCGCATTTCGCTCAGGTGCTCGGCAATGCCATGCCGGTCGAGCGGTTGATGCGTACCGTCATGATCTCGGTTGAAAAGTCGCCGCAGCTTCTCGAATGCGATCGGCAGACGCTTTTCAACGGAGCGATGACGTTCGCCGTGCTCGGCTTAGAGGTCGACGGCGCGACCGGTCAGGGATTTCTCGTGCCCTTCAATGATCGCAAGCGCGGTATGAAAGTCGTCCAGCCCATCATCGGTTACAAGGGCTACAACACGATCGGGGCGCGATCGGGCCTCACGATTGCCGGTGGCGTAGTTCGCGAAGGCGATGAGTTTGACTACGAGGAGGGATCAAAGGCCTTCGTTCATCACAAGCGAAAGCTCGGGGGCGAAAAAGATCGGCGCATTCTTGCCGCGTGGTCGACCGCAACCTCGAATGTTCGTCCAGCCATCATCAAGGTTCTCAGCATCGACGAACTGAACTCGATCAAGCAAAAATCTCCGCGCGGCGGCGAACCGCCGTGGGCCGATCATATGATCGGCTTCCCAGCGATGTGTGAGAAGTCCGCCAAACGACGTCTTGCCCGCGATATGCCACTGAACGTGTTTCAGGCGGCGTCGCGCATGGAAGAGGCATTCGAGGAACAAGGCGTTCCCTCGTGGATCAGCCCTGAGCGCGGTGTCGTCTTGGAGGGCGAGATTACCGGCCCGCAGATCAACCACGACCAGCGCGGCACCCAGGAATTGTTGGCACCGCGGACGGCCGACATTCCCACCGCCGCCGACTACTTCCTGCAATGGGAAACGCGGATCAGGGATGCGACGCGCGCTGAACACATCGGCCCGGTCTGGAACGGCGACAAGCAGCTTCACAAGCAAATCGCATGGACCGCCGGCCACAGCTACGAGGATCTGAAATCGAAGGTTCTCAGGGCGGTGGATTCGATGAGGGCGCCGGCCTAGCGGTGATGAAGGGAGAGCATTGATGTCCCCCCGGACCCTAATTTGGTGGTCAACCGGAGCTGCCAGCGCGGTCATGGCGCAGTTGATGCTGTGGCGGAAGCCAGACGCCATCATCGTCCGTTGCGAAACCTCGAACGAAGATCCCGACAACTACCGCTTTGAAGCAGACATAATGCGGCTGCTCAACCGCAGCATGACGCTGCTTAAATCCGATGAATATGAAAACGTCTGGGATGTTTGGCAAAAGAAACGGTACATGTCCGGCATTAAGGGCGCGCCCTGCACAGCAGCGATGAAGATCGCCCCGCGCCTTGCTTTCCAGCGGCCGACCGACACCCACGTATTCGGCTACACAGCCGACGCTGAGGATGTGGACCGGTTCGAACGGCTCAAGGCGAACTATCCTGAGCTTGATGTTCGCGTGCCCCTGATCGACCAGGGCGTCACCAAGGCGGGCTGCATGGCCCTGGTAGAGCGCTGGGGCGTTAAACTGCCCCGCTCCTATGCCATGGGTTTCCCGAACGCAAACTGCCTTGAGACAGGCTGCGTAAAGGCCACAAGCCCGGATTATTGGTCGCGCTACCGATTTCACTTCCCGGAGAAGTTCGCGCGGACCGCCGCTTATGCCCGTGAGATAGGCTGCCGATTAACCCGCATCAATGACGTGCGGATGTTCATTGACGAGATCCCCGCCGATTGGCCGATGACGAATCCGATCGTGCCAGCCTGTGACTTCCTTTGTCACCTTGCCGAATTGGAGCCCGCATGACCGCCCCAGCCCCACAGTGTCAGCCCATCACGAACGAACCACGCAAAGCTGTCGCGGGCCGCGAACGACAGATTCCGCCTGATGAAGCGAAGGAAATTGCCCTTCGATTGATCGCTGGAGCATTTGGTCGTACCGACCTCGACAAGCGGCCCAGATTCTCGATCCCGTGCAAGCCGTGGGATGACGACGACTGCCTGATCATCGAATTTATCAAGCAGTCCACCACCCTCACGGCTCGGGTGGAGGAACTGCTTGCGATCGTCGAGGCAATACCTGGAACGCCGAACGAAATGCCGAGCGAGCCCTGCGACGAGCTTTGCGGCAATTCCTGGTGCAACGAGTTTGGCTGCATCGCTAACAAGATACGTGACGCCCGCGCCGTTCTCCAGCCCAAGAGGGCGGTATGAGCTATTCAGAAGAATTTCCGGTCGGGACTCGCGTTGTTATTTCTGCTGGTCCCGGCGAAGGCTCCGACCAGGAATGGAACGGTCACGCCGGCAAAATCATTGCATGGCACGGCAGCTTTGCCGAGATTAAGCCCGACAGGGGCAAGAAGTTTTGGCCCAAGGGCAGCGTACTAATTGACGGATACAACATTCGCAAGGCCACATCATGACCCCCATCAAAGCCGCAGCAGAACCGAGCAGGGAATTGGAACGCAAAATTTGGCGGTTGGAAAAGCACAACGCTGAATTGCTCGCACGGCTCAAGATTGCCCGCGCCGCGCCAGCGGGGAATGTCGGGGTGAGAGAGGCGCTGCATCCAGCAACATCCGATTTGGTGCAGCGCTTCGCGGTAGCGCTGGCCACCAAGTTACGCGCGGCCGAAGTCAAATATGGCTATTCGACCGGCTGGCGGGACGATGCATGGCAGGAAGAATGCCGCGCCGGACTGATGAAGCATGTGATGAAGGGCGATCCTCTCGATGTCGCTGCATTTGCGGCCTTTTGCTGGGACCGTCGCTGGAGCACCGCTCCGATGTACGCCGACCACGAAGCTGCGTTTCTTCCGCTCTTTGAGCGATGGGCAGATGCAATGCTGATCGGCGAGCCAGATCGCGAAATATTGCGTAGTGATGTTCGCGCCGCCCTCTCCCTTCCCCAACCACGGGAAACGTTCGCGGACGAAATCAAACGCGCCGACGACGCCCCTCCGGAAGCCAGTTTCGATAATGCATCGGACATGCTGGGATATCTGAATGCGCCGACACGGGAAGCGGAGCCGGTAACCGACGACGAATTATTTAAGCTGGCTGCTGCGGCTTGGGAAACACAGACAGACCATCCTTGGTTCACCGATGCTCTTGAGGCCGCCGTTTATGCCGTCCGCGAACGACTTTCCGCCTCCACATCCCCGATCCCCGAGGCGCCGGCAGGAGGTGAGGAGTGATGGCTCTTCACGAACAATGCGTCGGCAAAACTGACGAGTGGTATACTCCGCCGCATGTCTTTGACGCGCTTGGCTGCAAATTCAATACCGATGTCGCCAGCCCCGGCAAAAAGGTGACGCCGTGGATTCCGGCCGATTACTTCATCACCAAGGGCGACAAAGAACCATGGTGCGGCTTTGTATGGATGAACCCACCATTCGGTGGCCGCAACGGCATCGTGCCGTGGCTTGAGCGGTTTTTCCATTACGGAAATGGTGTTGCACTGGTGCCGGATCGAACCTCGGCGCCGTGGTGGCAACGCTTCGCCGCTCGCGCTGATGCCCTCCTATTCGTGGCTCCGAAGCTGAAGTTTATAGGAGCGGACGGCAAGCCGGGAACTTCTCCGGCTCAAGGCACAACGCTGATGGCCTCTGGCGCGAAAGGCTCGCGCGCATTGCTCCACGCTGCTGAGAAGGGCCTCGGTATCTTCGCTGTGCCTGCACCAACTTCAACCGAATTGAACGCAATCCGCTCCCTCAAGCCACAGGACGGAGGGAGAGAGAAATGAGCGACTTCTCGGGTTGGTCATGCGACGAGCGCGACCGGAAAAACTGCCGCAACGGCCACGGCTGCCATTGCCGCGAGATCACGTCGTTGATTGAGCGCAACACGGCGCTGGAGAGATGCGAAACTGCCCTGCGCAATCTCCGCATCGATCCAGCCATATACGCCAAGCCACAGGACGGCGGGGACGTGGTAGCGAACGAAGATATCAGCACAAATCCGGCGCCTCGGCTGCATGCGTTCAAACCACGGGACGGCGGGGAGACGAAGCGATGACGGACCAGCGATCATATCCTGGCACGGATGGACTCCTGCCGTGCCCGTTCTGCGGTAGCGAGCCCACAACGAACAATCGCGCAGGCGGATTGCTTGGCCAGATTTACTGCCGCGGTGAGGAGTGTTTCGGGCCGAGGACAACGGCCCTGACGATGCAGGACTCTATCGTGCAGTGGAATACTCGCGCTCATCTTACCAACGCAGGCGAATATCTAAAGGGATACGCCATTGGCCTACACGATGGCGCGATTGCGCACGTCTCTGATGGTGTTGCCCAAACGGCGAAAGACCCACAGACCGCCTTCAACCTCGGCTTTCGAGCCGCAGGAGGCGGTTGTCACCTTCCACCATCAGCCGAGGCCCTATTCCAATCCTGGCTTCGTGATGGTGCCAGTCAGGCCGGCCGGGAGCCTGAGGAAGAAATCCCGGCGGCTTCTCCTGCCCAAGGGGCCGCGAACCCAGACGCTGTGGAAATGTACGCCAATGCGTTGGATGCCGCCAATGCACGAATTGCGGAATTGGAAGCGCGGGCTTGGCCTGTTGCCCAAGCAGCGCCGGATACTTCTTTGCAGAAAATACAAATAAGTCCGTGGCAGCCGATCGAGACGGCGCCGAAGGATGGCACCGAAATCATCGGCCTGTTTCATCGTCGATACGATGAGACGACGCCGCCAACGATCTACGGGCCGTGGACGATCGCCTATGATGGTCGCAAGTGGCGTTCAAGCTGGGATGAACAGGAAGTCATCAGCTACATGAGCGACTTCGGGACGGAATACAAAGGTCCGGATATCGAACCAACCCACTGGCAACCGCTTCCCGACACATCCACGGTGTCATCGACGGAGGGCAAGTGACCATGACCTATCCGAAAATGATGCCGTGTCAAAAATGCCAAAAGCCGGTCGCTTGCTATACCTACGAAAGAGGCTGGTCGCGCGTTGAATGTGACAATTGCAGTCACATCAGTTCGTGTGAAGGCCGCAAGCTAGATGCGATCAGAGTTCACAACGCACTGGCGATTTCCTCCACGGAGCATTCATGACCGCGAGACAGGGCGAATTATTGGAACGACCAAAGCGCAAGACGCGCGGCCAGATCATGCACGTCTGCGATGCGGGTTGCGGCGAAGGAAAGCCGGTCGTGCAGTTTCAGTGTCCGAAATGCGAGTATCAATCGGACTGGTTCACATTCGATACGGTCACGGAAGCCAGGCGCGGATTACCTTGTCCGAGATGCGCGATGGCTCCGGCGGAACGCCAGAGCCCTGAAGGCGCGGACATTGAAACCGAACATTTTCACTATGATGCCGCGACCAGGACGCTTACCGAGAAATGACCATCGCCTTCAGCAGATGCTTTGCCATGCCGAGCGCCGAGACATTCGGCATACGGCCTATTGGCGAGTTCGTGAAACGCTACCTGGCCGAATCCAAAATCAGCGTTGATCCGTTTGCGCGCAATCGCGATTGGGCCACCCACACGAACGACATCAACCGGAACACGACGGCATCGGCCCATATGGATGCCGAAGAGTTCCTGATCTATCTCGCCGAGCGCCGCGTCATCGCGGATCTGGCCCTGTTCGATCCGCCCTATAGCCCCAGGCAGGTTTCGGAACATTACAAAGCTGCCGGCCGTGAAGTCACCGCCGAAGATACGCAGAATGGCAGGCTCTATAAGCGCGTTCGCGATGCTATCCATCAAATTGTGCGCCCTGGCGGGATCGTTCTTTCATTCGGCTGGCAGTCGATGGGGATGGGTGTCGGCCGCGGCTACATTCCACTTGAAATTCTTCTTGTGCCTCACGGCGGCGGTCACAACGACACAATCTGCCTCGCCGAGCGCAAAACCGCACTCGCTGTGACCACAGGGGACCGCCAGTGAGGTATAAAGTGCCGTGCTGGAATTGCGATGGCGAAGGCAACATTGAACCCGTCGATGAATGGGACGCCGACCGCTGCGAACATTGCGCGGGCAAAGGCTTTCTTGTCGTCTCCGAACTCACCGACGACAATTGCCAAGACGCGATCCCTATCCACGATCCTGTGTCCGGAGGGAAAGAGTCCCTATGAGCGCCGCTTGCGTCTCTTTAGCTCCCGCTCAATGGCTGCCCGTATCAAATCCAACCGGGTCTCGCCTTCCAATAGCTCGGCGTCCATCTCAGCAACCATTTCGGTCGTCAACGGGAGTGTCAGGCGTTCCGGCCAAAGTTTTTTGCGTCCCATCTCTTTTTTCCGTATGTACGATATTGACGACAACACGAATATATCGTATGTACGAAACATCAGCAAGGGGAACAGTGATGTTCATTCTATATTTCGATGGGCAGTTTCACGAATACTACCACGCGGCTGTCTATAACGGCTGGACCGCCTACGACAAATTCCGGCCCGGCGAGGGCTTTTGGCTGGTGCCAGGGACCGACCCCGAGGATGACGCCTACGGGCGCGATCTCAATCAGGATGACCTCGACGTAATGACGATCGACGAGATCGCCGATGCAGTCGAGGGCGGCGACGAGAACGACGAAACCCTCGAATACATGTGCGATCTGCTGGAGGCTCGCGAGATTGAGCCGTCCGAGTTTCGCCACCAGCTTCTCAGCGTTGGTTACGCCCCCGAGACGATTTCCGAGGCAATCGCACAGGTGGCGGCATGAAACTCAGAATCGTTTCGGACGATCGCGACCACGCCATTCTGATCGGCGACGAGGATGACAACGATATTGCCGAGTTCTTCCATAGCGACCACGCGACGGTCGGGCAGAGCTACGAGACGGCCTTGGCACTGGCCCGAAAGCTAGTGGAGGCGGCAAATGGTTGATCTTTTGCCGTGCCCATTCTGCGGCAGCGCGCCGGAACTGATCCCATTCAAACGAGATAATAACACTTGGCTGGTGCGATGCACCGGGCCTGAATGTCAGTGCAAAACAGTAAACTACTACGGCAAATCGCACCCCGTGTTTGTTTGGAATAAGCGCATCATTCCTCACGTCCAGAGGGAAGCAGGCTCTGGCGCTGTTGTGGGATCACCATCAGCGGTGGATAAATGAAAATATTTTTGCGCGGTGTACACCTAGTACCGAACATTGCGCGATGGCGCGGCTTGGCAATTTGCAGTTGTGGAGTAGATTAGAGTCATGAGCCGATCGCTTACCCTGGACGAGGCCGCCGACGAATTGCGTAAAACGCCGCGCTGGCTCAAGGCGTGGCTGGCCGAAAACCCGGTGGATGAGGCTGGAGTGCCCTTTTATGTTCCGATGGGGCGGACCAAGCTA